AAATGTAATAGGTTCTTTCTTCTTCTTACAACTTGTACACTTCTTCTTTTTAACTGGTTCAGATGACTTTAATGATTCCAACTTGTTCTTTAATTCTTTATCCATATTAATTGTTAGTTTTATTCCACAATGTTAAATCATAAGCCAATTGTCCATCGGGTGTGTCAGGATAATTTGACCTTTTAATTACTGGTGTTACAGGGTTTATAAAAAACTCATCCACATTATCAAAATGGTCGGTCATCCTTAATTCTTTTGATTTATTGGATATATATTCATTCAAATCTTGTTCTGTTGGAATGTTTAATTCCATTTCAGGTTTATATATACCTTTCTTTATATCTTGTTTTTTCTTTCTTTTCATCCTTCTATTAAATGTACTACTCATCTGTTAAACTTTTTAAATGTATTTTGTTTTATAGTGTCTTTTGTATTATCTATATACCTTTTAATTGATGTTAATGGTATGGTTGTGTCCACACTTACTTTCTTTAAACTCCCGAGGGCGAGGTACTTGGTGAAAATAACCTTGTTAAACCACGATTGTTCCGACCATTCCATCTCCATTATATCCATAATCTCATGTTCCTGTACGGTATTATCCATGTCAGGGTAATTTATATCCGTATGTAATTCAGAATATAAACTTGACTCTCGTCTTTCTTTCCGATAAAAAGGTGATGTGGTTGAGTACCAATTTACTGTTAGACACTTGACAATATAATATTTTATATTATTATCATCAATAGATTTTAGATTAATTTCTTTCTTATCGTATAACTGTAGGATGACGTTTTGTAGAAGATCCCCTGCCCAATCGGAATTTTTGGTTAATTTCTTGGAGATATTTAACAACTCCTGATAATGGTTACAAATGTACTTCTCTAAATGTTTATTCAAAGTTTAGTTGTTTCTTACAATCCAACAAAACTGAACATATCTCATACTGTTCTTCCTCTTCATTGGTCATTATGGATGAGTCCAGTACCTCATTTAAAAAATCTATTCTATTATACATTGGGTCTAAATTTCTATCTATATGTAAAAGTAATGTGTCAATAAGATTATTAATAATCATTATCTTCTTTTCTTCGGTTAATTTATTATACTCTTTTGGAATATCTAAAAACCCTAATTGGATATGGTCGTTATTTTTTGTCATACTTATCTTTTATAATTCGTAAAACCGTTGCAGGTGATATACCATAAATATCACATATCTTCTGATAAGTCATTCCACCCTCACGTAATTTAACTAATTCATCTCTCTTAAGATATACTGGTGACCTTTCACTTCCTTTACAGTGAGAGTTATTTAGACGTTTATATTTCTTGATTGGTATTTCCCATTTCTTATCTTTATCCTTAAAACCATCCTTGGACCACACACCGTTCTCATTTAATACCCAACCCAATAATGTTAGAAATTCTGTTACCTGTCCTTCTTGATATTCATCAGCATAATCTCCTGGTCTTTGTTTAACCCTCTCACTTCCACCATTATTTATTTTACGTTCTTCGTCTTTCTTTCTTCTTGTTTTGTTCTCATATTCACGAACACATGTTATACACTGGTGTCTGTTAATGTAAAAATCTGTCATACTATTTTTGGTTTCATTACATCTCGTACACACTCTTGGGTTGAGTATTACTGGTTTGATGTTAGTTCCAGTTTTTTTTTTAATCTCCTTTCCGTACATAATTTGGATAAACAATACTTACATTCTTTTCGTTGATAAGTTATACCTGATTTTTTATTGGTATATTTCCTGAAAAGATTTTCCTTCCTATCCTCGTTACAAATTCTACAAATCATAATTTTATAATATAAATAACATTAAACCAACTCTAAAGGTTTCTTGTGTTCCCACTTTATTTTCAATCCATGTGACCTTAATATCTTCAAGGTGGTAGAGTCACTACAGTTCCATATCTTACTTACCCTTGGGGTACATTGTATTTTTCTATAACTATTGAGTCCTTTCTCCAACAGTTCTTTATCGTTTGATATTAGTTTAACGATGTTATTCCTATTGGGTACTGAATAAATTACATTCTCTCTTGTGGTTACCCATTCCAAATTCTCCACACGATTATCACTTCTATCAAAATTGAAATGATTTACTTCACAATGGTTATTTGGATTAGGAACAAAATGAAGAGCTACTAGTCTGTGAACGTAAAACAATTTTGGTTTCAACTTCATCTTCCCATTCTGTAGTAATACTTGGAGGTAACCAGTGTTCTTGTTGGGATGTGATTTTCTAATTTTTAATTTAGGTAGGGGTTTAGTCCTTGTAGTATTACTGGTTGAATATACTACTCCTTCGGTTGAGATGGAATAGTGTTCGTAACCAGGTATTTGTATTGGTACTATCATAATGTTTCTTCTATATTTAAAAACTCTTTTGGTTTATTAATTTGTTTAGAATGAAAATGAATGATATGTTCATCAACATCCCCTCGTTCACCAGGATGTAGTCCTTGTAATAGGAATAGATATTCCTCTTTTTCTTGTTGAGATAGTTTGTAAAAACTTTTTAAAGTTAAACTATCTTCTCTCCATTTTGGTCTCATGTTGGTTATTTTATTTATTATAAATATAAAGAAAAAACTCAAAAGCAAGAAATAATTGAGTTATTTTATTTTGATGGATTGATATTCAACTATCGTTGAGTAATGTAGATTGAATAAATATTTATCCATTCGTTCTAATTTATCTAAATCATTAATATCAACCAGTTTAATAATATTAGGTATTGTTTTAAATATTGATTTTAATTTTAATCCTAATTCACCTTTTAGTTTTACTTTATTTTTTTCCTCTACTTGTTCTTCTACTTGTTCTTTCTCTTTCTCTTGTCCTTTCTCTTCCCCTTGTACCGAAGGGTCTAGGTAAGGTCCTTCGGTAGGGTCTAGGTAAGGTCCTTCGGTAGGGTGTAAGTGAAGACCTTCGGTAGGTCCTTCGGTAGGTCCTTCGGTAGGTCCTTCGGTAGGTCCTTCGGTAGGGGTATTAATTTTAGTTTTAGATTTATAACCATCAACTTGTTTGTCAATACTATGTTTTTGACTTTTGTAAAGTAACCCAACCAGACCATCAAGTTGAGGGTCAACATCCAAAAATTGTTTATTTAGAATTGCCATCAAAAACTTTAATTTTTGTTCGTCAGGTAATTCAATAACTAAATCGTAATAACTACGATAGAAGTTAAATGCCTTTCTATTTTTCATAATAAAATAAGGGTTAAAGGTTCTACTCAACGCCTCTTACCTCGTTTTTCGTTCCAATAACCCTATCAATGTTTTTAATGTCCTTTATTTCTGTAAGAGGGGACTAATATAAGTATAAAGAAAAAACACCAAAAGATAAAATCTTTCCAATTATTTTTTATTACCAATAATATTTCTTATATTTTAATATCAACAAAAACAATTACAAATGGCAAACGAAACGTACAACAAGGACAGGAGTATTATCCGTCAAAATCAAACACAACACTGTAGAGAGTACCTATCCAAGATGGGTTACCTACAATCATTAGACCCGTATGAATTTACAATCTACGTGGAACTGATGACAGACTTTTGTTATGAAGGTTTAACACCGAAAATAACAGAACGATTAAAAAAATTCAATAAATTAATGGAAAAAAGATTAACAAATTATTTAAAGATGGATTAAAAATTAGTTTTGTTTTGTTTATATTGATGTAAGATGTAGAGGTGAGGACGGTGTTTCCAATACCCTTTACATCTTTTTCTATTTACACTATATTTAATATTAGAGAGGGGGTCAGATTTTATTACTTAGTGCCATTTGTAATATTGTTTTATTGTTATACACAACCCCCTTTCTTTTTTTAAAAAAATATTTCAATTATTTCTTGCTTTTGATTTTTTTCTTTATATTTATTAATATAAAACAAAATAATTAAAATGGCAAATGATCAATTCAAACCAAAAAAGATGAAGGTTCACACCAGTCATAAAGACACGGTGGAACAAATCCTAAAGAACACCAACGTATTAAAGTACAGATTGATTGAGGACTACTTCAAGTTCAATCCACTTACTAACGAACACTACACCAACCTACCCGAGTTTAAGTGGTCCGAGTCCACCAAGGAGAGATTTATTTTTGACGTGGAGATAAACACAGAAGAGGATAGTAAAATATTTTTTGAGTCCTTTCTCCACAAACCAACTAAAAACTCTTACATCCATTACATGTTAAAGGGTAATGAGTACGACGAACATATCTATTACTACACACATAAGGTTGACCCAAAATATCCTGTCTATGTAATAACTAAAGGTAGGTGGGAAAAAACATTAACCATTGACTCACTTGAAGAGATGGGTATGGATTTTTATATCTGTGTTGAACCTAACGAGTATGATAAGTACGTTTCCAATCCATCCGTTGATAAAAATAAAATTCTAATCCTACCCGAGAACTTTTCTGAACGTGGTCAGGGTGGGATTCCAGTTCGTAATTTTGTGTGGGAACACTCAAAACAGATGGGTCATCCAAAACATTGGGTCGTTGATGACAATATATTAGGGTTCTACCGATGGAACCATAACACACAGAAGAAGGTTAAGTCTGGTGTCTTTTTCAGGATCATGGAGGACTTTAGTGATAGGTATGAGAACCTTGGGTTGGTTAGTTGTCAATACACTTCCTTCGTACCCACTATTGATGTGAGTAGGGAACAGTTCATTCTGAACACCAGAACCTATAGTTGTATTTTAATCAACACAGAATTGTTGGACCAACGATTGGATGAGAGATGGAGAGGGACCTATAATGAGGACACGGATTTAACCTTGAGGGTTTTGTCCACGGGTGACTTATGTACGGTCAATTTCAACAGCCTCTTATCAGGGAAACAGACCACAGGTAGTATGAAGGGTGGTAATACCTCATCCATCTACGAAGGTGGAACGGTGAGTGGGTACCAAAAAAAGTTTGATGAACTGAAGAACAATTGGCCAGACATTGTTAAACTCACCACAGGACGACATGTGGATGGACGACCACACCACCATATCTCCTACACCAACCTATTCAAACAACCACTGGTGTTAAAGAACGGTGTTCAGTTGGAAGGACCCAAGGTGAACGACTATAATATGGTCCTAAAAAACTCTTTTGATAATTTGGTTGGTAACTAAAAATACCTTACCTTTACACTATAAACAAAACAAAATGAGACGACTACTACACAATGAGGTAATTCAAATAGAGTTACCAGGAACCACCGACCAATTCTATTACGACTTGGTAGAGGGTATTAATGACATACACCGACTATTTGGTAACGACTACGAAATTATTGGGTACCTTGTTCAAACCCAACAACTAAATATTAAAGGTACCATTGGTGATTTTCTAATTAAGATAAAAAGTCAGGGACAACCAGACGGTGAGGAGTACGAAGGTATTGAGGAAGTGACCTACGACGTTTATTATTCAATCAGACCTTTCAGATTTTTAGAGTACTAATATGGAATATAATTTAACCGACGACCAACTAAAACAATTGACGGAGGAGGAGTTTTTTGAGTACCTTGATAAAAAGACACGGTTCTTAAAACGACACACCAAACCACTATCACCCTACCATGTGAAAAAATATCACACGGTGACTAAAGAAATGGATAGTCCTAACACAGAAATTGACTACCAACGAATGAAAGAAATTATTACAGAACAAAAATAAAAAGTTATGACAAAAAAAGAATTAGAAATAATGATATGTGCCCTTGAAATGTATTACAAAATGCAATCTAAAAGTGATGAGTTAGATTTAAAAGATAAGGTGGAACTAATAGATTGTATTAGTAAATTAAAATTAAAAGTATATAAAGAATTAAGAGATAAACTATCCCTAAAACATATAGATTAGGTTTTTCATAACCGTTCCCTAATCTTAACCCTTCGTTTCTACGAGGGGTTTTTTATTTGTTCTCGTAGGTGGAAATACAGATGGCCAATAATTGGTCCTGTGGTTTGTCTTCACCACCAATCACACCCATACAACGACTCACATACTCGTCTTGATCCTCTTCAGGGTTCGGTGTAGGGACAACAAAACTCTCGTCCACTATCAATGCTGGAACGGTTGGTGGTTCAATCTGTTTAGATAGTTCAACTCTAATTCGTTGTAAGTCGTGGATATTCATTATATACTACCTTTTAATTTGTTATTCTCTCTTTTTAAACTCTCTATTGTTTGTTCCAATCTCACAATGTGTGTAGTTAATTCTTCAACCTTTCTTGATAGGTCATCAATTATTATTTGGTAGACCTTTAAAGATTTTTCCATATTCTCAAGTCGTCCACCCTCAATTTCGTTTTTTGATTTACGGAAACCAACAACATAACCAATAACGGTTGTTACAATAGCTCCGATAAGTTGATATATATAATCGTTCATAAGTTTAGAAGCAGTCAGGACAGTTCCACCATGCAGTGGCTTGTTCCGAGTATGGGTTTAAATTCATATTCCTAATATCCTGTGGACTCCAACCTTTACGAGTTGAACGACCAAGGAATATTCCGTTATTATATTTTTGTACTCTATCAGGGATCATGCCATCAATTGTACTTGCTGAGTTGTAGTCAGGGAATTTATTCTGACCTCTACCTGTTAATAAATAATCCAATAGACGTTGTGAATAAAAGTCTGCACGTTGTTTTTGTAAAGACCTTAAGTACTTCATCGTTTCAATATCTACTGAACTAGAATTTTCCATCGTACCTAACGTAACACCATTGTTCATCGTACGTGCGTATAAATGTGGAATAGCGTTGAAATAAGCCGTTTGAATTAAGTAAGGTTGTATGTAGTCATTTACTAATGTAAGTTCGTCAGAATTGAACGTATTACCCGTTGATTGAACTTGGTCCAATAGATGATAATAAAAGCGACTACCAAGGATAGTTTGTAAATCTATATCTTGTGCTACTTGGACCTCTGCTTTTAGAACGTCCATGTCCACATTTTTATTGATGTTAGTGAAATTTTTAAGCTTAACTTCTGATATTAATAAAACTCCCATGTTATATTTGTGTTGTTGTTACTGGTTTATCTTCCACTACTGGTTTTTCTTTCACATCACCTGTAAGGAATAATGATAATGGTTTCACTTCGTATGTGGTTGGAACACCAAACTTAAGAGAAACTAATTTATTGAAGACAGGAAGAATTTCGTTTTGGTATGGCATAATAACCATCTTTCTAAAATATTCACTGTGTTGAGTAATTTCATCTCCACCACCCAACTTACCTGCAGTTGCAATACCGAATAGTTCTGCACTACTTACACGATGAGCCGATAAGATTGTTCTTGTAATATCATCGTTTAGTGTTTGGTAATAAGAGTCTGAATCGTTTCTCGGTATTTGAATAATTTCAGGTGACTGTTCTTTACTTTCATTAAAAGAAATAATGGCCTGACCTGCGTTATCGGTTCCACCATATTGTGACTCCAATGCTCTTACCAACTCACGTTGTTCGTTCTCACCAGGTACACCATTCGTATAGTTAATCCACAAACTCGGGCTCATGCCTTGGCGTAGATTATTCATATGAAAATTCAAACTCTCCACGTTAATCTCAATGGCCCTTTGACCTGCACTCCAATCGGGAACAGGGTAGTAGGACATGGAAGGCATATAAGTTTTGAAATAATACAATTGACTTGGTTCTTTCTCATTCTGATTAAAACTTTTAATTTCTTCAGGAATGTATTTTTTTGGGTTTCTCCAATCAGGAGAATAATAATAACAATCTATCTCATCTGTTTCAAGATTAATCTTACCACTTCTAATACGAGAAAAATCCACGTGATATATTTCAGAAATACTCTTTCTATCTTTTGACCATATTACATTTAAACAGAACCCACCGAATATCATCATATCCAATACACACTTCTTCATTATCTCCGTTACGTTCTCTCTTGGGTTTAATAAGTTAATCGTAGCCATTGGATTATTAATAGAAACAACTCCATCACCTAAAATCTGATTTACTTTTGAAACTATCACAGATTTGTGTATAGCACAATTGTCAAACAAATCAATAAAATACTGTGGTAATAAATTATCTGTACCGTAATACACCCATGGAACACGTTGAATTACTTCCGAAAATACGGGAAGGGTAGCTCTATTAAATTCAACTTTCTTAAATCCTGATTTTTTTATTTCTTCACTCATAATTAATCTTGTATATAGATGAAGTTCTCATTAACTTCGTTATTTGATATGTATTGTGTAAATGGTTGACTTTCCTGTGTACCTTCAAGTACAACCATACCATTAAAAACTTGTTGGTTATTTGGTGTTCCATATATATTTAAAACATACTGACCCAAATAATTTAAATCGTCTTGATTTAAAGGTAAAACAATTTCACAATAACGAATATTTTGTCCGTATTGTGTTGGATTGGATGTGTCAACAGAATATACTTTTGTCTCTTTACTCATAACATGTGTAAATTCAAGAGTATAACCTGTGAATGTGTCCCTACTATTATTATTAATATTAAGAACTAATGTATTTTCTTGACCCTTTTGGATATATAACATAATCTATCTTCTATTATTAAATATAAGAAATTTCGTTTTGAATTGGTATTATATAAAAAAAAGGATAGTATTTTACTACTACCCTCTTTTTATTAGGAGAATATAGAAAGTGGTCTTTAGACCAAACATTAATTCTATCCACTAATGGTAGCACCTGCAAACACAGTAGCCAACGCACCTGAGATGACATTAGCAGGAACAGATTCCTGCCCCGTAAATACCATTTCAAAGCCATTGCGATCGCCATAAGCGACCCCTGTACCTGCACTACCACCTGATAAGTACATACCATTAGTTTGACCTAATAAATATTGTACATCATTTTGGTCAATACCGATTATTTGTATTTGATCATTTTGTGATAAGATTTTTAATTGGTTACGTTTATCTTGATCGT